CCAAGTTCCGCGAGCTGAAGAACCTCGGCTACATCATCGACGCGACCGCTTGGTACAACGAAGAGGTGAACAGCAAGGAGACGCTCAAGAGCGGCAAGCTGTACATCGACTACGACTACACCCCGGTGCCGCCGCTGGAGAACCTGCTCTTCCAGCAGCGCATCACCGACCGCTACCTGGTCAACTTCGCTGAACGCGTCGCCGCGTAGGAGGAACGATGGCTCTCCCCAAGAAGCTCAAGCACTTCAATCTGTTCGGCGACGGCAACAACTGGCAGGGCCAGATCGCCTCGCTGACGCTGCCGACCCTCGCCCGGAACATGGAGGAGTACCGCGGCGCCGGCATGGATGCGCCGGTCGATATCGATCAGGGCATGGAGAAGCTCACGTTCGAGTGGACCACCGGCGGCCTGATCGAGGCGGTCTTCGACGGCTTCGGCGTCAGTCAGGTCGACGGCCGGATGCTGCGATTCGTCGGCTCCTACGTGGGCGACGACACCGGCTCCGTCTCGTCGGTCGAGGTCGTCGTCCGCGGCCGCCATCAGCAGATCGAGATGGGCGACGCCGAACCCGGCTCGGACAACCAGCACAGCATCACGACCACCTGCAGCTACTACAAGCTGGTGATCGACGGCGAGACCGTCATCGAGATCGACGTGCCCGGCTTCGTCTTCGTCGTCCGCGGCGAAGACCGCATGGCGGAGATCCGCAACTCGCTCGGCATCTGAGCCGAGCCGCACCGCACCTCGAGGGAGAACTGAGCGATGAGCAAGACCCCCAGCGACGGCGAGAACACCGCCGCGAAGTCCACGGCCCCGGCCTCCGCGGCCGCACCCGTGACCGAAGAGATCACGCTGGAGAATCCGATCCAGCGCGGCGGCACCGAGATCGCCACCCTCACCGTGCGCAAGCCCACCTCGGGCGAGCTGCGTGGCGTCTCGCTGGCGGAACTGCTGCAGATGGGGGTCGACCCGCTCACTACGGTGCTGCCGCGCATCAGCCAGCCGAGCCTCACGGCCCAGGAGGTCGCCCAGATGGACCCGGCCGACCTGGTGCAGGTCGGGGGCGCGGTGACCAATTTTTTGCTGCCGAGGTCCGCGAAGGGCGAGACCTGAGCCTGCCCGACCGCGTCGAGGAACCGATGGCGGATCTAGCCCTCGTGTTCCACTGGCGCCCGGCGGACATGGCCGACATGTCGGTGACCGAACTGACGAGCTGGCGCGAGCGCGCCCGCCGTCGCCAACCGGAGCCCGGCCGGCAGCGTAAGTAGAGACCCCCCCCCTGGAGTAGCCGATGGCCCGAAACCTCGATCTCAGCGTCATCCTCAAGGGTGTCGACAAGGTCACCGGCCCGCTCAAGAACGTCACCCAGGGCTCGACCAAGACGGCCAAGGCGATCAAGGCCAGCAAGGACGAGCTGTCCGGGCTCAAATCGGCCCAGCGCAACCTCAAGTCCTTCAGCAATCTCCGCGAGAAGTCCTCCGAGGCCAGCCAAGCGCTGAGCGAGCAGCAGGAGCGCGTGGCCGAGCTCACGCGCGCCATCGAGCAGTCCGACAAACCCAGCAAGCGGATGAACGAGCGCCGCGACGCGGCGATCCGAAAAGCCCAGCGGCTGAAACGTAAGGTCAACGAACACACCGAGGCACTGGAGAAGTCGCGCCGCGAGATGCGCTCCAGCGACCGGATCACGCGCGGCCTGGTCAATCAGATGACCCGGGGTGGTGATACCGCTCACGCAATGGCGCGTGCCGAGAAGCAGCTACAGCGCCAGATGGACCGCACCAACAAGACCATCGAGCGCCAGGAGGATCGTCTGAAGCGCCTCGGCAAGCTCAAGCAGAAGTCCATCTCGGCGCGGATCAGCGGCGGCAACTTCGCGCAGTCGGCCGGCGCGGCCGGGCGACGAGCGGGGCTCGCCGGCAGTATGGTCGGCGGCGCCATCGCCTTCGGTGGGCACAGCTTCGCGAAACGGACCGAGAACACCCGCCAGTGGGCCGCGCGCCTCGGCGTCGCCGCCGACGAGCTCTCGCGGCTGCAGTACGCCGGGCAGCAATACGGCGTCCAGCAGCAGGCCATGATCGACGGCCTCAAGGAACTCTCGCTGCGCGCCGACGAGTTCGCGACCACCGGCAAGGGCGAATCCGCTGGCGCCTTCGAGCGGCTCGGGTTCTCCCAGAGGGCGATCGACGACGCCAAGGCGAACACCTCCGAGCTGTTCAACACGGTGATGAGCAGACTGCGCCAGGTGAAGGACGTCGCCGCGCGCCAGCGCATCGTGGACGAGATCTTCGGCGGCACGGCCGGCGAGCAGCTCACCGAGATGGCGACGGCCACGCGCAAGGAAATCCTCCGCCTCAAGCGCGAGGCCGACGCGATGGGCGTCACGCTGTCCAAGGAGGACATCAAGGCCGCGCGCGAATACACCGAGTCACTGTACGGTGCTCAGGGCGCGCTGCGCGGCGTGCACCACACCCTCGGGCGCGTGCTGGCCCCCGTGCTCACCGACGTCCTCGAGTCGCTGAAGGCGTGGATCGCGGACAACCGCGATGCCGTGCGCGAGTTCGCCAAGGAACTCGGCGGCAATCTGAAGGCGGCGGTACCGGTGCTCGTGAAACTCGCCAGCGGCGCGGCCGCGTTCGCGGGCACGCTCGCCACCGCGACGCTGTGGGCGGCCCGGCTGGTCGGCGGCATGGACAACCTGGCGATGATCGCGGGCACGCTCTTCGCCGGAAAGACCCTGCTATCGGCATTCGCGTTCCTGAAGACGCTCTGGGGGTTGGGCTCGGCCGCACTGGCCTTCGTCACCGCGTCCGGCAGCATCATCGGGGCACTCAAGGCAATCGGCATCGCCCTCGCGGCGAACCCCATCGGCATCGCCGTTGCCGCCATTGCGGCTGCCGCCACATACATCATCGCTAATTGGAAACAGGTGAAGCCGTTTTTCGTGGCCATCTGGGAGGGCATAAAGGCCGCGTTCTCCGGGACCTGGGACTTCATCAAGGCCCTGTTCTCCTGGAGCCCGCTCGGCATGCTCATGAAGAACTGGAAGCCCATCATGGATTTCTTCAAGGGGCTCTGGGACATGGTCGGAGGGCTCTGGGACCAGCTATTCGGCGACGACAAGGGCGGCGCCAAGGAGAAGATGAAGAATGCCGGGCGCGCCGCGCGCCGGGCCGCCGGCGCCGCGGCGGTCGGGGCGTCCACCGCGGGCGCGCCGGCGATGGCGGCCGCCGACGTGCCGATCGACCGCACCCCGCGGGTGCAGGCGGAACGCCCGGCGGAACAGGGCATGTCGATCGGGCCGATCCACATCACGGTCAACCCGTCCCCCGGCATGGACGAACAGGCCATCGCGCGCAAGGTGCGCGAGGAGATCGAGAACCTCGAGCGCGAGCAGTCGGCCCGCCGCAATTCGCGCCTGCACGACGAGGAGTAACCCGCGATGATGATGGCCCTCGGGGATTTCGTGTTCGAGCTGCGCGGCGCGGCGTACCAGGATTTCCAGCGCCAGACGGAGTTCCGCCACGCCAGCCATGCCCGCGTGGGCCAGCGCCCGGCGTTCCAGTACGTCGGGCCGGGCGCGGACTCGATCACGCTCTCCGGCACGCTGCTGCCGGAGTTCACGGGTGGGCGCGCCAACCTCGACGAGCTGCGCGAGATGGGCGCGACCGGCGAGCCGCGAACGCTGGTCGAGGGCTCCGGCCGCCTCTACGGCCTGTGGGTCATCCGCAACGTCCGGGAAACGAACACGGTCTTCATGCAGGACGGCCAGCCGCGCAAGATCGAGTTCTCGCTCGCGCTGGCGCGCGTCGACGATGACCGGATCGCGCAGAGCAGCGGGGGCAACCGATGACCTCGCCGCGCCCCGGGTACCGCATCGTCCTCGACGGGCAGGACATCACGCCCCGGATCAACGGGCGCCTGCAGAAGCTCTCGCTCACCGACAGCCGCGGCGACGAGGCCGACCAGCTCGACCTGACCCTGACCGACCACGACGGCCAGCTCGAGATCCCGCGCAAGGGCGTCGAGCTCGAACTGGCGATCGGCTGGGTAGCGGAGGGGTTGGTCGACCGCGGGCTCTACGTCGTCGACGAGGTCGAGCACAGCGGCACGCCGGACCAGCTCACGGTCCGCGCGCGCAGCGCGGACCTGACCGGCGACCTCGCCGCCAAGCGCTCCCACTCCTGGCACGGCCAGAGCATCGACGCGATCGTGACCACCATCGCCAAGCGCCACGGCCTGCAGCCCCGGGTCGGCGACGCCCTGGCGCCGACCGCCATCGCCCACATCGACCAGACCGAAGAGAGTGATATCTCCTTTCTCACGCGCCTCGGCGAGCGCTACGACGCGATCGCCACGGTCAAGGCCGGGCGCCTGCTGTTCATCCGCGCCGGCGAAGGGGAAACCGCCAGCGGCGCCCCCATCGAGCCCGTCACCCTCACCCGGGGTGACGGCGACCGCCACCGTTACCGCGAGCGCGACCGCGACAGCCACACCGGTGTGCGCGCCCACTGGCACGACCTCTCGAACGCCCGCAAGCGCGCGGTGATCGTCGGCAAGGAGGAGAACCTCAAGACCCTGCGCGAGACCTACGGCAGCGAGGCGGATGCCCTGGCCGCGGCGCGCAGCGAGTGGCGCCGGATCCGCCGGGGCGTCGCCAGCCTGAGCTACACCCTCGCCCGCGGCCGCGCCGACCTCTACCCCGAAACGCCCATCCGCGTGTCAGGCATCAAGCCGCCGATCGACCGGCGCGAATGGTTGACCAAGAAGGTGAGCCATTCGCTCAGCGACAGCGGCTACACGACTTCGCTCGATCTGGAGACGAAGGGCGGGGAGTAGCCCTCTACGACTCAGCGAGCGCCATCCACACCTCGGGGTCCTGTTCCTCGCCTGTGTCGCGATCAACAATCGGCCCAACGACCCGATCAATCCGGAACGTGCGAACGCCACGGGCGTGATGGCAGAAGCCGTGAAACCGGTCGCCACTCAGCTGATGCACGTCTACCTCACGCGCTGTCTTGCCCCCATTGGCGTCTTCGTATTTGAACGCGACGCGAGCGGTGTCGATCGACTCCCACGGCGGCGCACTGCGTGTGCGACCGCTTGACTTGCCCTTCCGCTTCGAGGGCTCCGCACGACCCGAGGCTCTGCTCTAACTCCTTTCTCCCATCCGCCTCAGAGCGGCGCGTTCTCGTGCAACCTTGTCAGCGGTTGTGTCTTTCGAGCCCTTCTTTGCGCCGCTTATTGCGGTGGCGATAAGCCATATGACGACGATCCCGAAAACCCATTCCATGCATTACCCCTTTTCCTCTTTGCCGTTGGCTACCCCCTTCAACTGCGCCGATTCCGCAAACGCAGCACCAACCGTCGCTAGACTCGCCCGCTGATCGGGGCAGATCGCGCGGTAGTTTTCGACGAGCGTGGCTTCTTCCGAGGTGAGATCGGCAGGCGCCTGGCGCTGGCCTGTAAGCACATAGGTGACGTCCACCCCAATTTCGGCCAACGCCGATAGCTGGTCAGCCGGGACATTCCCCTTCTCACACCAGTTGTAAACGGTGTTCCTGGCCTTGTTTAGATGGTTGGCCGCAACCGTGATCCCGCTCTGAATCCGGTCCAGCTCCTCCTCTAGGCGCCGCCCAATGTTTTGAGTACTCTCGCTTGACGTGTCCATTGTTCGGCGTATACAGTGATTACGTGCTCAACAGTTTGAGCACCTTTGTAACGGGTAGGACGACGAGCCAACCCAAAGTCAACGACGCGCCCCTAGTGGAAAGGGTCGCCACATGGAGACGGACGTATCCGGCCGGGACCACTGGCCCCGTGTAACGCCCGTAATCATAGAGAGAGAGCCCAATGAACGCCCCCAAACCCCCGTCAACCGCGCGGCCCCCGCGCACTCCAACCGTCCCGATGACGGTCCGCCTCCCCGAGGACGTGGCGGGCCAGGTGCGCG